ACCATCAGTTCCTCTCCATAGGAATGTCTTGTCAGTTGTACCCTTAACAATAATACCACCATCTTCTGCAGCAGTATCGGAAGGACCTATCGCACTGAATGTAGGTGTACCAGATCCTGTTACGTTGTTACTCAATACCGCTGTGTCATTTGTAATACTTACAATGATTGTTCCAGCAGGAACTGTAATACCAGCAGTGTTTGATGTAATCTCCATGCCAGGTATCAGTCCTAGTGTAGGAGCAATCGCTACGATATTTGCAGATCCAGATACAGCAGTACATGTAAACTGTGTACTTACAACAGCAGCAAGTTCAATTGCCTTGTCTGTAATCTGTACAATATTAGATTTAACTGTAGTTGTAGTACCATTAACTGTAAGATTACCTTTAATAAGTGTGTCTCCATCTACAGTAAGTTCTTGACTAAGACTAACATTGTAACTAGAGTCACCACGTATCCATGCTTGTCCACCAGAACCAATAACAAGTTGGTTATCACCACTAATATTAGGAGGTCTGAATGTTACATCAGCAGAAGTCTCGTTGTATGCAGGACCTATGAGAACGTTGTTATTACCTTGTACATCGTAACCAGCATAGTGTCCAAGGCAGACGTTGCCACTACCAGTCTGGTTCGTCTCCATTGCATTGTTACCAATCGCAAGGTTCTTACTACCAGAAAGTGTAACTAGTAATACATCTTTACCAATACCAATATTGTTATTTGCAACACCCGCTGCCCTCAAAACCCTGTTACCAATTGCAGTATTGGATGCTCCAATATTATTTGTGAACAATGATTGGTATCCAATTGCGGTATTCTGAGATCCAGAAGTGTTTGCAGCAAGTGCTGACACACCCATACGTGTGTTTGTATTTACAGCACCACCACCTCTACCAATTGACATTGGATCATTAGATGTTCCACGAATTATTAAGTCTGCATTTTCAATGTTAACATTACCATTGAATACAGCGTTATCATTTGTATCAACACCAACAGTAAGATCTTCTTTAAGTATTAAGTCATGGTTGATAGTTGTATCACCAGTTGAAGCACCCATGACAATGCTTCCAGCAGCACCACCAAATAGTATACTTGTAGCACCAGTGTTAACTAAATTAAATCCTGCAGATGATGTAGTAATACCAGTTAAAATTGTAGGGTTGGTCTGGAATACTAACTTATCTAATCCTGTTGTATCTGTAATCAAACCACGCATCTGTGTAGATGTGGTAGATGAGAATGATGCAAGAGTATCAGATCTATATGCTACGTCTCCACCAACTCTAAAGTTAACAGCAACTGTTGCAGCAGGGTTATCTGATGTTAATGTTAGAGAATCATTTACATCTAATATTTTTGATGTCGCAACGTCTAGAGTTGCAGATGCAGTTGTACTAACAATAAGTCCATTGATTGATGTTGCAGTCGCAGCACCAATATTAGGTGCAGTAAGTGTTGGAGATGTAAGAGTTTTGTTAGTAAGAATTTGTGTCTCTGACTCTGTAACAAATCTTCTTTCAACAGAACCATCCCATCCTCTCCAGTATCCACCAGAGTTATACCATTGTATTGCTTGATATTTTGTAACAGATCCACTACCATCCGATTCTAAGTTTACCTGTACACCACCATCATTTCCAACTAAATTATTTCCCTTTCTTAATTCTATAGTATTGTCTTCTACTATTAAAGTCTGTGTGTTTAAAATAGTTTGAGTACCATCTACAACTAAGTCACCAGAAACTGTAACAGTAGATCCGTTATCAGAAATCAAACTGTTTCCTATCTGACTGTTACCAGAGTCCCACTTTAATAATTGATTACCACTAAAGTTACCAGCATTTTTTAATTGGAAATCTGTACCTGATAATAAGACACCAGCAGATGCTGTCAATGATGCACCAGTGTCATCGTTAGCAGATGTGACTGTGAATGTTGTTACACCAGCAGCAGTGTTTTGTGAGATGCTAGTAGCACCAGTTCCTACAAACTTAAAGTCTCCTGCGGTAACAGCATTAGCACCAGACGAAAGTCTGGTTACTGTGTTTGTGTCTATACTAGCAATACTGATTGTGTTACCCGCTTGTGATACTGTGACGTTTGATCCACCAGTAAACAAGACATCACCAGTTACAAATGTTCCAGCTGCTCCACCCTTTGATCTTGTGATCGTATCAACAGATGAATATGTAATTGTTGAGTCACCGTTTCCATCTACACCTTGAACAACAGTAGTAGCACCACCATCTAAGAATGTAAAGTTACCAGGATTTAATACTTGTCCTGTAGTTGCTCTCATCTTTGTGATCGTGTCAACATAAGTTGAGTTGATCGTAATTGTTTTAGATGCTGTGTCCTGAGATACTGTAGATGATCCAGTCGCAGCAATCGTCATGTCTCCAGTCTGTGCTGTACCACCAGTTCCAGACTTTAATGTTGTTATAGTATCAGCATCAGGTGCTGTACCAGATATTGTAATGACCTCACCAACTCTATTGATTGCTAAAGAAAGAGCATTAGATCCAGCAGGAACAGCAGCAGGAGGACCTACAGCAATACTAACATCATCATCTCCAGTACTGGATCCACCAGCAGTTAATCTAATAATTTTTGTGTTGGCATTTAATCCATCTTGTGCACTAATAACATATGTTGTGTTGTCATTTGGTGTTGTAAAAGTTCCACCAAGAGAAACAGAAGAACCGTTAACAGTGAATGAAGAGTTTGAGAGAGCAGCGTTTGGTATGTTGGAGAGAGTATTAGTAGATCCAGAAATTACACATGAAGTAAAAGTTTTATTTTCTAAGACTTGGTTTTGTGTTAGATACACATCACCTGGTGTTCCCCATGAAACCACCGTACCATTACTGGTAAGATATTTTCCTGCTCCTGTGTCACCACTTATGACTATATTATTACCAGACAACTCTAAATTGTCACCAGAAATCAGTTCCTCAATCTTTTGAGAAACCGCATTTACTATTAACGGAAAACGATCTGCCATTTATCTACCAAATGATACTACTGCTCAGGTTTATTTATGTGACAATGATTGACCCACCCATACCAAACGATGCATGTGGTGAACAAACATAATAATATGTTCCTGCTGATACTCCAGTTGTGTTCCAAGATGCTGTACCACTCTGAGTTCCTTGTCCACTTGTGGTTCCTGTGGTTACCTGATTACCACCGCCACCAGTGAATGCAGTTTTAATATAGAATGGATGACCAGATGCACTAACAATAAAGTTAATTGTGTCTCCTGACTGTACAGTAACTGTAGGATCATTACCACTCACAGACCCATTTCTATCAGTTCCACTGAGTTGATAGTTAACATTACTATTTGCAGTAACATTTATATTGTATGTCTGTGATGGTAGAGTCAACGTTATTGTTTGACCATCGCTCTCTACCCACTCCTCAAACAAAGTAATCATCTTTGCATTGATACCATGTCCACCATTACTTGCACAATGAACTACCTCGTTTGCATTACCATTAAAGTTGTAACGAAAAACTTGTGTATTAGAATCACCTTGGAATGTAGTTGAAGCATTTTGTTCTCCTCCTGCCCATCCCATAGCTTGTGCCATACGATATGTGGATAGTCTAGCACCTATGAATTGAATACCAACACCAGCACCACCATTATAAGGTATGGTATTGTCATTAGTATTCTGCATCATCAATATTTTTCTACCAGCAACAGGAACTTTCTGAACAGTATATCCATAACTTGCAGCAGACCCACTAGTATCTAGATGATCTGTTGGTTCAAAGAATTGTGTGCTATTGTTTACTTCATACTGATGAAACTGAGATACAATAGGAATAATTAAATCAACAGCAGGATCATCTATCTCAACAAATGCTCTGCATGCTAGTGCTGCACCATTAGATATACCAGAGATTCTAATTCTTGTGCTATCTACATTTGTAAATGTCTTCAATAACTTAATAAGATTTCTTAGGTATTCTATGTCAGGAGCGATGCTAGTTTCATCAACTATATTCCAACTGCTTCCAGAACCATAAGGACCTACTCTAATGTGATCTCCTAGTGTAGCATAGATTGGATCATTGATAGTACTACCATTACCACCATTACCATGTAAACAAATCATTACTGGGTATCCTGTAGGACCTGCTTCATTAGTAGGAATGTATAGATCGGAAAGATAATTATATAAACCAGCAGTTGCAGGATCTTTGAAACCTGTAGGACCTACTGATGGATTATATAACTTCCATTCTTTTTGTATTGTTAATTGTGATGAGGTAGATAATAGACCACTAGGAAATCCATTAGCAGCATGTAATTTTTTAGGTCTAGGAAATACTGCACCACTTCTTCTATCTCCTACTTTATTCTGTAAATTACCATTTGGTTTTCTAGGATTTTTTGTTACCAAATATTTGTTAGGACTATCTTTTCTACATGAGTTGTCAGCAAATGTTCCTCCACCAACATCAAATGTCATGTCACCAAAGACACTATTGTTATTCATGTATGCACGGAGATCATCATTACTAAATCTATCTGTCCTCCTAGCACTAGCAACCATTGCTGCAACACTAGCAATTAATGGTGATGCCATACTGGTTCCACTTATAGGATACATCCAGTTATTACCACCATATTTTGTATCAACGAATCCTGCTCCTGCATTACCTCCTGTAATAGTAGCAGGATTTCCCCATGCAGATAATACATTACTACCAGGTGCAAAGACATCTATTCTAGGACCGAAGTTTGTAAAAGATGATCTCTTGAATGCAGCATCAGCACCTAATGATCCTACCATAATTGCATTTGGTGCACTGGCAGGAGACATACCTCTATTAAAATAGACTGGAGAGTTACTATTGTATCCTTGGAAGATAACAAAATTATTATAATTTGCATCACTTTGTGGTACAACATGAAAATTATCATTACCAGCAGCACAAATAATAACTATACCATCTGCAATAGCATCTTCTACATCAGCATTGACAGATGTAAGTGTAACAGGAATACTCCATTTGTTAGGAGCAATACCAAAATCTGTTTCTAATCCTGCCATTGTCCAACCAGCAGCATTAGGATTACCAGAATTGTATTGCACACCTTGATAATTTACTTCTACAACATTTCCAATTGCAATACCAGCAGGAAATTCTGCTTCTAAAGATGTCTCTGTACTATACCCCCAACTATGATTTGATATTGTAGGGTTCTTATATCCAGTTATAGGATTGATAGGTTTCTTTTTATGGAATGCTCTAAGGTAATCATATAATAATAGTGTAGGTAAACTCTGACCAGAAGGCATCGTTCCTAGAATTTGTAATCCATATATGTTTGCTTCGTTTGCAAGTCCATAATAATTTCCTGCACAAGTTCCAGCAACGTGAGTTCCATGATACTCAGGATTGGTTGCATTACTATAGTAAGTTACGTTACCAGTAGGTAGAGTCTGACCATCATCATCTATAGATGTCACTTCAGTATTCAACTCGTTAAACCAATCATATGAAACGAATCTGCTTGCTGCAAACCCACTCCAATCACCACAGTCAGCAGATACAGGATCATCACAGACAACTATGTCTACGTGTCTGCCATCTCCCCATGCATTTTCATAATTATTATCTGGTATGGTTGCAATATATTGATTATAAGTTCCTCCACTTGATCCAAACTGTCCTTTACCTCTAACTACACCTGTAGAATCAATGGTATGTGAAAGACCCCATGGAAAACTATTGTTAGTATCAATGCCTCCTGCTTTCCAGAAACTTCCCTCAAGTGTTCTAGGAACTTGATTATCAGTTGGTGTTGCACATTTCTTAGGATATATTCCTCTATCTTCTGGACGCAAGTCTACATCCCATACTCTAGGATCTTGTTTTAATTCTTCTGCTTGTTCATCTGTCATCCAGTAGTGTGTGTTTCTACTGATAGGACGTTTCATATTTAAACGAAACCCATTGTCCTTCATATCATCATAAAATCCGTCCAAGTCTTCCCTATTATGAAGAGTGACAATATAGATTTTTTCTGACATATTAACTCTCCAATACAACGTATGTAAGTGTTACTGTTATGTTCGCTGTTGATCCTGATTTATTAACTATCTTTGCGTATGTGGTTCCTGTACCAGCAGAGTTAAAGCATATTGTGCCAGGTGTAATTAATTGTATTTGGTTACCAGTAGTAATTACTTCAGATAGAACACCAGAACCTGGTAAAGGATCTACATTTATTCCTCTTGATGCATCATTAGTTCTAGCAGCAGTATCAGAATATAATGTAACCCATGCAGCATGAGATGTTGTTACTTTTATAAGAGCATATGTTTTAGGAGTTGTAATTGAAGTATTAGATAATGCTTCGTTAGCAAGAGAAACTGTTACTTGTGCAGTAGTTCTTGCTCCTGCAGGAGTTCCCCA